ATACTGCCACCTGCTGACAAAATAGCCTATATCTACCAAAAATATAATTGGTTAGACCAAACGATAGAGGAAATACGCAAATATACAGAACGTAAAGTTGTGGTTAAGCGTAAAGGTGAAGGTGATTTTAAGCAAACTATGAAAAAAGCTCATGTTATTGTGAGTTTTGGTAGTGTTGCAGATGTAGAAGCAAGTATTCATGGTATCCCTGTGATTGTTTCAGATCATAGTCCGGCAATGCCTATTTCAAACAAGATTCAAGATATAGAAAACTTAAAATACCCAGATAGAACTGAATGGTTACGTTCACTAGCTAGTGCTGAATGGCATAAAGACGAAATGGACAAATGCTGGGAAAGATTAAAAGGACAATTAGATGGCATTAACTAACTACACAACGTTTACAGCTACAGTAGAAAGCTACTTAGCTCGTAATGACTTGACAAGTGTTATACCTGACTTCGTTCAGATGGCACAGTTAAGAATGAGTCGTGATTTAAGAACAGAAAGAATGTTAAAGGTTGCGACTACCAGCCCAACTGATAACAAAGTAGCGTTTCCATCTGACTTCTTAGAGTTAAGAGAGATGCACTTACAAGGCAATCCTCCAATTCTATTAGAATTCCAAACACCTGATCTATTCTTCCGTAATGGTCAAACAACATTATCAGGTCGTTCACACTACTTTACAATGTTAGGTACAGAATTCCAATTTGCACCTAGCCAAGATACATCATATACAGTTCAAATTTTATACTATGCTCAACCTACATTTATCTCTAGCACAACAGCTAGTAACTTGTATTTAGCATACTACCCAGACGCTTTACTTTACGCAACTCTAGCAGAAGCAGAACCATACTTAATGAATGATCCAAGAATTGCAACATGGTCAGCATTGTATGATAGAGCAATTGCAAACATCAAGAAAAGCGATCTTGGACAAACCTATTCATACACAACATTAAGTGTAACACCACGATAATTTATAAAGGAAAAACATCATGGCAGAAATGAGTAACTTCTTAGAAAATGCACTTATTAATGCAACTCTAAGAGCAACAACATATACATCACCAGCAACTGTGTATGTATCACTATGGACTTCAGACCCTACAGATGCAGGTAGTGGTACAGAAGTATCAGGTGGTTCATATGCTAGAACAGCAGTAACATTTGGTTCACCATCTAACGGAGTTTCTACAAACTCTGCTGACGTAACATTCCCAACAGCAACAGCTTCATGGGGAACAGTAGGTTGGATTGGTATTAATGATGCTTCTACATCTGGTAATCTTTTATACCATACAGCATTAGATACAGCAAAAGCAATTGACTCTGGCGATATTTTTAAGATTGCAACAGGCAATTTAAGCGTTACATTAGCGTAAGGATAAATCATGGCTCTAGTCGTAAAAGATAGGGTAAGAGAAACCACTACCACTACAGGCACAGGTACTGTTACATTAGGTGGTGCTGCGACAGGCTTTCAGTCATTCTCTGTAATTGGTAATGGCAATACTACTTTCTACACTATTCAATTAGCTAATACAAATGAATGGGAAGTAGGTATTGGTACATACACATCTTCAGGAACGACTTTATCTAGGGATACTATACTAGAGTCTAGCAATAGTGGAAGTGCAGTTAATTTTAGTTCAGGAAGTAAAGATGTATTTGTAACTTATCCTGCTGAAAAAGCAATTTATCAAGGTAACTTGCCTACTAAATTAGTAGTTACAAAGAGAGATACCACAACTGCCGACATTGCTTTAGCTAATGGTTTTCTACCTGTACTAAACAGAAGTGGCTCAACAATTAACGTTACAGTAAGTTAAGGACAATTATGGCAACAAAATATTCATTAGTGCTAAATGGCACAACAATAGAAGAAGTACAGTCAGGTGATACTCTTATTGGTCTTACCTCTGGCACATCTCTTCTTAAAGGTGATGGCTCTACAGGTATTGCCAATGCTACTTCAGGTACTGACTTCTGTGCAGCTACATCAGGTTCTAGCGTATTAAAAGGTTCTAGTGGTAACACTACAGCAGCTATAGCAGGTACAGACTTTGTAGCACCAGCAACTGCAACAAACTTCACAGCTACTCAAACATTTACAGGTTCAGCTTCTACATTAGCAGCAGTATTCCAAGACGCAGCAGAAGTAGCAACAGTATCAGCAACAGCAGCTACAGGTACTATCAACTATGATGTTACTTCACAGTCTGTGCTATACTATACAACAGATGCAAGTGCTAACTGGACTGTAAACTTTAGAGGTTCATCAGGCACATCTTTAAATACTCTTATGTCCACAGGACAAGCAATTACAGTAGTATTTTTAGTCACACAAGGTGCTACAGCTAGATTTAATAATGCAGTTCAAATTGACGGAAACTCTGTCACACCAAGATATCAAGGTGGCACAGCATGGACTTCAGGTAACGCTTCAGGTATAGATGCTTACTCTTATACTATCGTTAAGACAGGTTCAGCTACATTCACAGTATTCGCATCTCAAACACAGTTTAAATAGGAATTAGTTAATGCCATTACTATCCAGATTAGCCGTTCAAGCCGCTAGAGCTTATGGTATGTTAGTTAGCGGATCAGCTAACAATGTCCCTGCATCTTATCTTGCTGTTGCTGGTGGTGGTGGTTCAGGTGCTGATGTAGGTGGTGGTGGCGGTGCAGGTGGTTATCAAACATCTACATTTACTTTATCTACTCTTAATACTTATTCTATTACTGTAGGTGCTGGTGGCAATGGTGGTATTAATTCTACATCTACAGCAGCAACGTCAGGTAATAATTCAGTTATATCAGGAACAGGAATTACAACCGTAACTTCTACTGGTGGTGGTAATGGCGGAATAGTAAATACTAGTGGCGGTTCTGGAGGTTCAGGCGGTGGTGGCGGAGGTGGTGGTGGCTCTACTACATCAGGTGGAACAGGAACTAGCGGTCAAGGTAACAATGGTGGTTCAGGTGCTGGTGGTTCTAATTTTGGTGCTGGTGGTGGTGGCGGTGCTTCTGCTGTAGGTGCAAATAGAGTAACAACCACAGGTGGTAACGGTGGTGCAGGCACAGCATCCTCTATAAGCGGTTCTAGTGTAACTTACGCTGGAGGTGGTGGTGGCGGTGCGGTTGGTTCTGTTGGAGCTACTGCTGGAACTGGAGGAGCTGGAGGCGGAGGTAATGGTGCAGCAACTGGAACTGGAACAGCAGGAACTGTTAATTTAGGCGGTGGTGCTGGTGGTGGCGGCAATAGTGGTAATGGAGCTGCAGGCGGTTCAGGCATAGTCATCATATCTTACGCATCTGCTACACCTAAATTCACAGGTGGCACTCTTACTACTTCAGGTGGTAACCAAATACACACATTCACATCTTCAGGCATATTAAGCCCTCTTACACCTGTAACAGCTAGTTATCTAGTCGTAGCTGGTGGTGGCGGAGGTGGAGCAGAACGAAATGGTGGAGGTGCAGGTGGCGGTGGTGCAGGTGGCTTGCTTACTTCATCTACAACATTATATTCAGGTGCTACTTATGTAGTTACTGTGGGTGCAGGTGGCGCAGGAGCTGCTGCAGCAAACCCAGCTAATAGTGGAACAGCAGGTTCAAATTCAGTATTATCAGGCACAGGATTAACTACAATCACAGCTACAGGCGGAGGTTTTGGTGGCGCACAAAGCACATCAACAGTAGGTGGAAATGGTGGTTCAGGTGGTGGTGGTTGGTCAGGTGGAGCAAGTCCTCCATACGCTGGCGGAACAGGTACATCAGGTCAAGGCTTTGCTGGTGGTAGCGGTAACACAACAGGAAACGTAGGTGGTGGCGGTGGTGGTGGTGCTTCTGCTGTAGGTGGTTCATGGAGCGGAACTAATGGCTCAAATAGTGGTGGAGCAGGTACTGCATCTAGCATAACAGGAACTTCTATAACATACGCTGGAGGTGGTGGTGGCGGTGTTGGTACAGGAACTGCAAGTACAGGTGGAGCAGGTGGAGGCGGAGCTGGTGGAACTGGCGCTCCAGGTAATGCTGTATCAGGAACAACTAATTTAGGTGGTGGTGGCGGTGGTGGAGCAGGTAATAATGCAAGTCCTGGTGCAGGTGGATCAGGTGGTTCTGGCACAGTTATCATCTCATACGCTGGCTCACAACAATTTAACGGTGGTCTAGTTACATCATCAGGTGGTAATACGATCCACACATTTACAGCTACAGGTGCTTTAACACCACTTACTAATAACCTAACAAACTCATTAAGGTTTAGAAGTAGTGTTAATGCTTATCTATCAAGAACACCTACGTTAGCAGGCAATAGAACTACATGG